ATACACTGGAATCCACGAGCCACGTGCATCTGATTAATCTCTTTTTTACCTATGTCCTGCCCGGCACGTGTGGCTGAACAGTGAATTATTATTGAATCTATTTTGTTCATAATAAAATTACATCTATATTTGTGGAGTTCTACCAAATGGTAGGATGGTTAATAAAAAAATTTATTTCAAGGAGTGCAGTGGCACTCCTATTTTATTTCTTGTCTTCCTTAATCTTTTTGATTAATTTCTGCGCATCCTCCGGAGTAAGACACTCTACAATTTTTGCGGCCATATCTGCTACATCTGCAGCATGGCTCTTTTTCTTTCGTAGATTCTCTACTACGGAAAATCCCTCAACGAACAGAACTCCAGCTGTTCCGATAACTGCTCCGTATGGTAAGTTATACCATGGGAAGCATAGCCCCAGAATGTCAATCAGGATGAAAAACACCACCAGCCTGTAATAGTCCACGATTTTCGTACCTGTCTTACGGAGTGGTCGGCTACATATCTTTTCCTTGTTTGCCCGTGCCGCGTCTATTCCGGTCCACATATCCAATAAGCAGGCAAATACGATAAGCACAAGACAGACAAAAATGATTGCTATTCCTGCACGTAGGTCTTGAGTGATAAATCCGATATACTTTTCCATCAGCTCACATGTTTATCTGACCAGCCCTTCGCCAACCATCCAAGAATCACACCAAAAATAAAAGCTCCTGTAGACACGATACTGGCCCAAAACGGTACGTACTGGTAGTATGCCAGCAATCCTACAATTATGACTACTACAATAGCCATCAAAATCATTTTTCTCTTCATACAATTAAGGTTTTTAGTTAAACAATATGTCTATATATCCATCTTATCCCGTATTTTGGTAGCACTTTTAATAAGACAAAACGCCCACAAGCGCATCCCGGAATGGAACACGCTAATGGGCGTTATCTCATAAGTCACACACAAATCTACTCATTTACCTTCCTTTTCCAGCGAAGATAAATGATGCAAAAACGAACAAAGAATAAAAGGTTTCAAAAAGGCTGACAAGGCGTGTCAGTAGAATATGGGTAGAGTATAAGAGATCTACCGATTCTCTACCGGACTGCAAAATTTGCTTGAAAATCGAGCCGTTTTTTCCGGGTTTTTACAGCCTTCAAATCTCGAAGAATTGTTGATGAAAGAACCTCCGAATAAATCTCTGTTGTCTTGACCGAAGTATGGCCGAGCAGCTTCTGTACCGTGGTTATCGGAACCCCTTGATGGATGAGTAATGTAGCACATGTATGACGGGCCGTGTGGTAGGTTATGTGCTTCCTGATACGGGCCATTCCGGCAATCTGTGCAAGGTATTTGTTTACGTCTGAATTACACCCTAAATCGGCAAATTCTTCTATGTTGTAGCTGTCTAAAATTGTGAGTGCTTTCCCTTCAAAAAGAAGATGCAACGGTAGCCGGAGTTCGATACCAGTCTTAATTGATTTGAAGTGCAACCACTTTTGACCATTTACACGGATAAAGTTAGCTGGTGTAAGCTGGCAGAAGTCTGAGAATCGCAAGCCTACGTAGCAGCAAAACAAGAATGCATCCAACACGTGACGTAGCTTCTGGTCATGCACTTCCAGGCTCTCCAGTTTCCTTAATTCGTCCGGAGTCAAGAACTCGTGCCGACCTTTCTCCTGCTTGATTTTGAACTTCCGGAAAGGGTAAGCGTCCGCATGAATGTATCCCTGATTTATTGCTTCATTGACTAGCGTCCGAAGCTGGCGAAGGTGTTTGGCCACCGTGTTCACCCCATTGCCTTTCTCTCTTAGATACGCTTCAAAATCCTTTAGAAAGCTATACGTTATGTCTTTGAAGTCTAATCCAGGGCGGAATTCCTGTAGGACATTTATTGTCGTTATCAGGTTATCTTTTGTACTTTGGCGTCTATCTGAGTGCTTAACATATTCTTTAGCGAATATAGGGAAGGTAACATTAACGGGGGTATTTTTCTTTATCGCATCACGAAGTAAAGCTAAAGTCGGTTGTATTCCACGTTTCCATAACGATAGTTCTATACCTTGAAGATACAGTATAAACTCAAACAACATGGAGTTAAGGTCATTGGCTTGCGGATGGTTACATACTTGTGCTATCTGCTTATCCCAGTGCTCCGGACGAAGATAAACGTTCGTCTTAAAATATACTTTACGTTGATTCAAAGATGCTTCTACCTGCACAAGGGCTGTTCCTTGCTTATTTAAGTGATTCTTTCTATTGTAAACAAGGCGGTATCGAATTTTTTCCATTTTTCCGCCGAAAATAACTATTTATTTGGAATTCATAAAATAATAGCACTGGCGGAACTGATGGGAGCGGTTCTACTGAAAGGAGTTACAAAAAGTGACTTGGATAATGGGCTTACCAGCCCATCGCGCATGATTGTAATGTTTGTGTCAGGGTATATCAATCAAATAACCCCAACCGCCAATTACATATCAGGATATGCAGTAAGATACACATCTCTTAACACAGAAATGCAGGTTGTTGTCGATTATGCAGGTAAATTATATTCGAGAACAAAGAACTTATCGGATGGCTCATGGACTGGATGGTTATAACTCAATCCACCCTCTCCATGTACCGTCCACCTTCGCCCTCCAATATCGTTTAATTGGATACATCGAGAATGCTTCTTGATACATATAGGCCGGAGAAGCAGGGTAAGTTTTAACTATGAATGTAGCATTGTTCTCTAAAATATTTCCATTGTATATATCAGTAGACAGAATATCTATATCATCTATGTTGGACACTCCAGAATTATCACCCTGGCTGAATTTAGCAGCGGGGTGAAGCCCCGATTTTTCTAATGTTGCAATCCCAATAAGTCCCGCCAGGACTGATGCAATGTCTTCCTTCGTCATTACTCCAACGGCATTTCCAGCAGCATTCACGGCCACAAAACTGGAGATGTCTTCCAAAGCAGGGAGAGCCAGTGTAGACTTCTTCAAAAGTTCCGTTTTCGAAATCTTGTGCGGCACGCCATCCGTGTCGTACACCTGTACCGTTTCACCATCTTCTGCTGTAGTCTGTTCCATTATAGCCTTTGCATTGTCCAGAATTTTATCTGTTGTTTCGCCGTCATACCTTGAATCGTATTTTTTATCGTCCATATCGTTTTCAATTTATCATTAAGATTAATAATATTATCAATACCGTGTAGATTATAATTGCCTTGTCCATCAGCTTGTATAATTGATTAAAAAATATCCGAAATATGGAACCTTAGCCACCAGTAGTATTATTGAATCGCCGACAGCCAAAGTATAACTTTGCACACTTCCGTTCTGGTCGTATATTCCGGCCAACGTGACGTTTTTAGAGCCTGCAAGGCATCTGAAAACCAACATAAGTCCGAAATCAGACGGAAGGCTGCTCATACCAAACATGCTTGCGACCTGCGACTCATCCGGAAGGGTCACATTATATGCGCTGCTGGCATATATAAAGAAGATATTATTCTGTGAGAAATCAATCTTGTAGGTGCTGCCTGTAATGTTAAGCCTTCCGATCTTGGTTCCAATAAACGCAGTTGCCATCAGTGGAGCATTGCTTTTCAGCCCATAGTTTTTCGTTCCACCAGATACTTCAATAAACAACCCATAGTTGGCCACGTCAAAACCATATCCGCCATACGTATTCGTCTGATTGTTTATGATTCTTCCCGCAGCTGTAAAACCAGAAGCTGTCGCCGGAACAACATTCTTCCCTATTAATACATAAGAGCTTGTGCCGCCTACACGAATCATGTCACTATAAATTGACAAACTACCTCCACCTCCGGATGCCGTTGCTTCACTACCGATTCGGCCATTTGCCAGTTCAAATCCTCCGATAGAGCCTCTTTCCAAAGAACCCTCCGCACCATCAAGATGCTTCACCTTCAGATTGTCCACGTCAATGTATTCGGCCTTGACAATCGGACGTCCGTTTTTATCAGTAGTGAAAACAGCAATCGGTTCACCGGATGTGTTGGTTACAAAGAAATTATCTGCATGTACCGTTACAGTCCTATCTTTGACGTTGATTCCTGTATCTTCCAGTTCAAGGCTTATTTCGTCCTTTGCTACCTCTACAACTGATTTACCAGACGATAGCATGAGTTCGCTAAATCTTCCGACAAGCTTCCCGTCAGACAGACTGAGGTAATTCGTTTGTTCCCTGTTACCGATATAGGCCCGTCCATACACATTGAAGTATCCCTCTTTTTTCACACGGTCGTATCCAATCGTGACTATATCTTTCCCGGAGAGGGAGTAACTGTTGATTCCCTGATAGAAGATAAGAGAAGGCGCACCGTCTCCGTATGCAGACAGCACGATTGCGGACTGGAAATCCGTGTCCGATATGTCTCCAAGTTGTACAACCACATCACCCTCCTTGGGAATGTCACTACCTTCGTCACAATGATTCACAGACACTTCTATCCAATTATCACCGACGGCAGTGACTAACCGCCACCAGTAATGGTTACTAACATTCTCATAGACTCCGGATTTGATATTGAATGACTGGCTGCGTACCAGGTTACCCACACGGAAACGGTTTTCGATTGCTTTCTCACCATCATCTGCAAGGAAGTAACAGCGGTACACGGCGCCATGTGCGCTTGGCTGTACGTATGCTCTGCTGCCATCTGAATAGTATTTCGCGCTACCATCTGAGTAGAAGAACGGAACCGCATCTATACGCTCTACCTTTGTTATCGTAGCCCGTGCTCCGCTTGCATTGAACATGAAGGAAGCTCCTGCCAGCTCGGTCTCCATTATGCTGAGCAGCTGGAAAATGGCTTTCTTGCGCACGTACAGCTTGTCAATCCATCCGACGGATTCACCGCCTTCCTCTGAAGAGAATGACATGCCGGCACCCATCATTCCAGTAACAAAGTCGGGAGATGTAAGGAAAGGAGATATGATACCGCCAAGAAGTTTCATCAAAAACTCCGTCCGGTCTTCCTTGTCCTTTCTCAATAATGTTGCAAGTGACCGTTTTGCCGAAAATACGTTACTGTCCGATGGGGCAGTAGAATCATTGGTCTTAATCACATATATGCTACTTCCTCCGCCTCCAACATAAGTATGCCCTTTATACGTAATCGACTCCAGTTTCTCTTCCACATCATTAAGGCGAGAGTAGGGCATACTTTCCCCAATAGTATATACCGGAGAATCCCATGGAATGTCAAGGTTAAACTCCCATCCGAGAACACGGCTTTCACGACCATTCTCAAAAAAGGCTTTATTGACCAGGTTTATCTTTTGCCCGAACTCGAAAAAGCGTTTCAGCTTGTCTTCATTAACCCATTCTGACCGGAGGGTAGTGTAGTATGTACCATCGTCCTTTTTTCGCTGGTCTGCTATCTTCTGTGCCTTCTCTTTCAGTTCCTGCTCCGCGTCCGGAATCATTTGTACAGAAACAAACTTTGGATCAAAACCGGAAAGGATATACTTGTCATCATTTTCAGGATATATGGTATCATCCGGCAATGGATGTCCGTAGTCTTCGCTGCGGACAATTTCCCAAAGCTGGCTTCCGTTGTTGTCCAGGTCAAAAATAACACCGAACTCCAATCCATTCATTTTGCCGGACTGAAAGATAATTGTCAGCTCTTGGCCCGGAAGTATGTAGTCCTTGGAGAAATTCAGGCCAGTATCACGATAGCGATAGTAAGTCACGGTTTCCTGACCTCCGTCTTCATTTGTAACGGTTTCCGTCCTCGTAGATACACTTGACATCGTACTTTCAAGTCGGGGATATACCTCGTCAAATACCACGATGTCTTCAATTGCTTCTTCCTGGCTCATGTCAGGATACACATCTATGTATGGCGTACCAGCGGGAAGCATAAGTCGTCTTTGCACAACTCCGTTTACTACCGTCTGCTCTTCAATGGAACGGTAGTTCTCAGGTATGTTTCTTGTAGATCCGAATGCATAAATGCGGGTGGCATAAGTGCCTTTGCTCTCACTGCGAGTCATGGCAGACGCTTCAACCCCTAACTCGATTTTGACGGCATCACCGAATTCGTTTCGCCCAAAATGAATTACGTTGTCCGTTATCCAGCAATCACAGTTCCACTTATCCTCACCCGCCATTGAGAATAAGGCATCCAGCAGGTTCATATTGTCATACGTCATTGCAACTGCCTTATTCTCTACTGTTGAATCTATTTCAAATACGAATTCTTTTCCCTTATAGGTATATCCCAAAGCTTTCAGGTTACGTAAGAACACACCAAGCTGTACATCAAGGGCTGCGGTGAGAGACCATGACGCTTCATATCCAGCATGTTCAGGAGTGTATTTGAAAATTTTGTTTTTCCACTTCCAATAGTAAGCATCCAGTTTCAGCTCATAATCATATCCAGCGGTAGAAGCATTGAAAGAAGGTTTCTGCAAGTCAGTTACCTCATATACTTTTGAAAGTAATCCGCCCAGAGAATCATCCAGAACCCCAGAAAGGTCTACATAGTCTCCAAGTTTAAAATATATCGGTTCAGGCACGGAAAAGGGGAGAACGATGTAGTCCTCTTTCATCAGTGTAAACTTTCCCTTCGCCCCTTTGTTGATAGGGGTGGAGAATCTTGTCTTTCCGGATATGTCCTTAATTTCAATCATATCCCCAAAGTTCATAAATAACAAATGGAAGCCCTAAAAATCCGGACTTCCATTTGAAACAATAAAGGAAATGTTTGTTATTCGCTTCTGTCCATGGGATTCGGTTCGCAAAACTTACTTGAAACCTTACCGAAACACCTGTCAATACTTAACCCGTAAGAGATGCTTTTCCCCAGGTAAACCAGCTTGAAGACTTCGCTCCCAAGAGCGGGGATTTTGATGTTTACGGCTCCCTTCTCCAGTTCTGACTGAAAGGCTTTCTTCTTTGTCCGATAGTCACCTTCTGAGTCTCCTTCTATGGTGAACTGGAGAGTGATTTCACGCGATGCTACTTTTGCATTTGCGGTTATTATTCGCTTCCCATGCTCCAGACGGCTCTCATCTTCGATGTAGTCTTTCATCTGATTGAATCCGTCGATAGCATCGAGAAAACCGTCACCCATGCGGACACCCCATGTGCTCCAGGCATCCTTCCCGTTAATAAATAAATCTCCTGTCATAGTCTTGCTGTATTACGTTTCACTTCGGCAATGTCGGCCTGCATCTGTTTGATAGGTTTGACAATTTCGCCTGTGTTCTCTCTGATTTGCTGTAACTCCAAATAGGAATTGGCCAGGATAGTACGTGTCTCGTCGGCAATGTTGTACAGACCGGTCACTTGTGAAGTCAAGGAACCGATGGAGCCTCGCAGTTCGGTAATAGCTATCGTTTGCTGCTGTTCTGCCGTCTCAATACAAAGATTGGACTCATACACGGCAGTGAACCGACCGCTCAGTTCTCCGGCATCCTCGTGCGTCATTTCCGTACCGAATCCGCGGCTGGAGGCCGACTGATGGGAACTGCTGCCAGCCTTGTCGTATCCGGTAGCTGCGGCAAGTTCATCCCGTAGTTTCAATGCTTCATTCACGTACCCCATATATTCGTTTTGGAGTGAATTACGTTCACTCTCACTCAGGTTTCCGTCCTTCATACTTTCACCGAATCTGTTCCACCAGTCTTCAAGCTTCTGGCTGTACATGTTACCGATTTTATCTGAAAGCATGGCACGCATAAAGTATTCGGATAGGTTATTCGCAAAATCTTCCGCCGAGGCATCCATATCCATGAGAGTATCTATGAAACTGTCATACATGGAATCAAAACTTATTCCGGTAAGCTGTTCGAAAAGACCCTCTTTCAGTTCTTCGAGGTTTCCAGCCAGATCTGCATATTCACCTAGTGCATCAACGACAGCATTTCCATAGCCTCCTTTCCCTGAATCGGCCATTTTCTGCCACAAGTCTACATTCTGACGTAATAAGTCCATCTGCTCCGGCGACATCTGCCACAAGGAATCTGTACCTGTGAACTCTGCCATGACATTTTCCCGAATCCATTGTATGTCACTTTCCGACCAGCCCATGTAATAGGCCCAGCTATGATGCTTACTGTGATAGCCAGCATTGGCCTGCGCTTTTGAAAGGACATTCTTGTTGTATTCCTCCTGATACTTGATGGCTTTATTGTACTCTGCTACGGATTTCTCGCTTCCCTTACTGGACTTCATTTCTTCTGTAAGAGATTCGATGGCAGACTGCAACTTTTCGTTTCTGTCCGTGAGTCTGTTGATTGTGTCCTGAACCTCTTTTTCGTTTCCTCCAATACCGAAGAGTTTGCTGAATCCTCCGAAAGTCAGGGTATCCCATATTCCACCTACAGACTTAAAGACACTACTGAATATGTTACCTATGAAACCATCCAGCCCCTGCGTCCCGATGGCATCTAAAAGAGAAAATGCAGCTCCAATTATACCTCCAAGTTTCTCGCTCTCTTCTGCAAATATGTCTACTATATTTCCGGCCAAATCACCGACCTGAGAGAGTGAAATTTCAGAATTTGAACCAAGCTGGGTAATGACGTTTGACAATGTGACAAGGTTGCTTGTCGTTTTATCTGTCGACTTTTGTACATTGACCTGAGCGTTCTGCTGTCTTTTCTGGGCATCATTCAGTTTCTTCGTGGCCGCTTCCTTCTGTGCATCTGTTCCGCTTCTCATGGCTTCGTTGTATTCCTCCTGAGCTTGTGACAGTTCTTCCTGTGCCTTGGCCAATTCGCTTAACTGTTCGGGTAGGTCGGCCAACAATCCTCCTTTGTCGATAAGAGTTGACTGGATGTTGCTTAACGCCTCGTCAATGACCTTCTTTTGGTCAACAGCCATATTCTTGTATTCTTCGGAGTTCTTGAAATCCCTAAGCTGCTGTTTTACCTTGTTCAGGGACTCTTTGGAGACCTTATCCAAGTCACCGAAGATAAGTTCCCAATTGATTCCCTGTTTCAGCTTCTCAAGATCAAGGGAGGAGAGTGCCTTTTCCATTTCTTTCTGGAGTATGTCCTTGTCTCCCTGAGTAGTGGCTTCTGATATTTTACGGGTGTACTCATCGGTGATAGCCTGTCTTTTTTGCATGAACGTGCCGTAGTTTTTCAGGTAGCGTTCGTTGGCCTCGATTTCATCTTTGAGCCGGTCGTTTACTTGCTTATTCTTAGTGTTGTCGTAAATACTGTCAAACATGGAAGTATCAACAGTAACAGAAGATGATTCAAAACTTTTCTTTTTATACTTTGGATTTTGTTTTGCCTTTAACTCTTCTGTGGCTTCGAATATTTCTTTCTGTCTTTGAATATCTTTCTGGATATACTCTTCTTTAGACCGGTCAATGGCCTGCATTTCTTTCTTGTTATTCAGTTCACGTTGAGCAAGGATTTTATCCCCGCCATCGGCCATTGCATCTATACGGGACTGTTCAACTTGGTTTTCCCAATCGACGGCTTCTTTAGCACGCTCTATGGCTTGTTTACGTTCCAAGTCTGAGAGTTTCCCTCCGGCTGATGTTGTCGCGTTTTCTCTTGACACATCCTTGTTCCTGGCACCGGTAAGTGTTTCCAAGGTCTTTTCTGCACTCTGCAACTCTTTCTCCTTTGCCTTGATAGCAGATTCTACAGTTTTACCAGCCTCTGCCTGCAATTTCCCGCTACGAAGGTTTGAAATTTCTTGTTTGAGTGTTTTGATACGTTTGGTGGCATTTTCTACTTCTTTGGATATGGAAGACTGTGGAGATTCTTTATTATCAGATAAAGACGATTTCTCAATTTCTTTTTCCAGTTCTGTGATGGCAGAAACCGTTTCGCCTAATTCCTTGTTTACGGAATCCAATTCTTTCTTGGCCTTATTAGCACTATCTTTAAGCTGATTGTTTACAGCACTATTCTGAGAGAATACGGTCACACCTGTATTGACCCCTCTGTTCTGTAATGCGCTTCCAGTCATTGTTACGGATGAATTGTACAAAGATTTTACCTCATTGTAATTCTCCATAGCAACTTTCTGCTGCTTTTCTTGAACTCGTTTCTTGCGATACAATTCTTCTAGTTCTTCCTGAGCAGCCTTCATCCGTATCTGCTTTTCAAGTTGCGTTAGATAAGATTTAATAGCCTCGGTATTATTGTTTATCAGCTTACCTTCTTCGTTAAGACTAGCATTGTAAGAAGGAATGATGGCCTGCAAATCAGACAAGGCTTTCTTCTTCTGGTCAAGGGACGAAGTTTCACTTTTCAATACGCCGGATAATCTGTCAACCGTTGCTGCCAGCTTGGAAAATTCCTCATCGGCTTTTTTGTTCACCGAATTAAGCGTCTCCTGTGCTGCAGTGGCTTCATTGGTTCTCTTGGTGAACATGTAAATAGCCGTACCGATTCCTACCAACGCAGCCAACAAGGTGACATACACATTCGATTTCGATGCCAGATTGAAAGCCTGCTGTGCAGCGGTGGCCAGCCCCAATTCCTTTCTGTACATTCCTATCAAACGGATACTTTCAACGAATCCGACCGCCTTCTGCGCTACGGCTGCTGTAATCAACGCGGCCTTATACGTTCCGTAAGCTGCAATCAGTCCGCCCATTACAGACAACACATCATCAAGACTTTCCACCAAATCCTCTGCTGTACCGATACCAAATTCGAAAACCTCCTTATACTTATTCCCGAATTCATTCATTTTCTGAAAGAGGGTATCTTCGATATTCGACAGTCGCTGGGGCCACGTTCCGGCGGAACTTTCCATAAGGTTGGCAAACTTTCCTCCCTCGGATGTCATGTTTTTGAAGGCCTGTTCAACTTCCTTAAATCCGGCCTTCCCTTCCTTCACAAGTTCACCTACCTGGTCTTTGGAAACTCCTAATACCTTGGCCAGTTCTTCGTAGATTGGAATACCTCGTCCGGCGAACTGACGGATGTCAACTGTCATGGCCCGTCCTTGCGTTCTCAATGTTCCATACAGATAAATAAGCTGTCCGATAGGAATCTGCAATCCGGAAGCCACATCTCCAAGCATGGAAAGTTCATTCACGACATTATCGGCCGAGGAACCGTATGCCAAAAGCTGCTTTGCTCCGGTCGCCACATCGTCAAGATTGAACGGTGTTTTGGCCGCGAACTGGACAATATCGGCAATGAGCTGGTCCGCCTTGGATTTGTCCTGAAGTATGGTTGAAAGGGCTGCCTGTAACTGCTGCATCTTTCCGGTTGCTTCAATCACATCGGAGCCGAATTTCTTTATCGCCACCAGTCCACCAATTTCAGCGGCTGTACGCTTTAAAGAATCCGTAAGGGATTTTACTATCTCATCAGCGTTGTTAGTCCCACTGGAAAACTCCTTGTACTCTCTCGTAAGTTTCCTCACTTCGAGCCTGTTTCTGGCCTGCTGGTCCTGTAATTCGCCAAGGGAGTATCTCTGCTCGTTCAAGGCTGCTTTAGCCCGGTTCAGTTCAGCTAATTTAGCTTTTGAATTAGGAGAATACTTACCCATCTTTGAATATTCATCAGACAGCCGTCTGACATCATCCTGCGTATCACGGATGATTTTCCTTTGTTTGATGATTTCCTCTGTCAGCTCATCGGAGGCCTTTGACGCGGAATTAAGCTTTTTCTTCAAATCATTCTCCATCACAGCACCAGCTTTAGCCGCTTCTGTCACCAATCCCATCATCTGTTGACGAGCAGATGCCAGTTGCGTTTCTAAAGCTTTTGCTGCAGCCGGGGATTTGTTTACGTCCATCTTCTTGAGCTGGGCTTCCAGTCTCTCACATTCCTGTCTCAGCTTGACAACCTGCTCCCAGTCAGAACTGACTTTAAAGTATAGTGTAGCCATATCTATTTCTTGTTTCTTCTTCTTCTGCGCGAAGCCATGTCCTTACCCTTCACCTTTGTAACCTTGGTACCGGTAACTGTATGGAGCTTGTCACGCTGCATTAATACTAAATTCCTGTATGGTATCTCATAGACCACTTCCCGGTATGACAGATGCAGATTTTCCATGAACGATGCAATCTGTCACAAGAGATTATCATTTCCTACGACCTCGGTTTCGCTGCCAGCAGACTTACGTTCCTCGCCAAGCTGACAGCTTTGAGAAAAACCTTTGAGTCAATCATAGAGAGTGCTTCATCTAAAGCATTTACGTTTTCTTCGTATGTTCCTTTTGCCAGTTCTTCACTCAAGTTTTCGTCACCAGCTATCAGCCAGGAGAGAGCCTTGCTGTAAGCCTCGCTTTCTCCAAGGGAGAGAAGCACTTCTTTCAAATTGTCTGCTTCTTGTACGCCTGACAAATGGGAGATTGCCCCGGCCAGCTTGTGGATAGTAGGAGGGTAGACCGTGTAGGCTTTCCCAGCGACAAACACCGTTCTGAAATCACTTCCGATAATGGATTCAGTTACTATTTTTGCTCCTTGATTCATTCTGATAAAAGATAAAAATTAAGGGGTGAAGCCATAAAGCCCACCCCTGTTATGGAATTCAATCTCTACCTATTGGATAGGCATTAAACACCTGCTGTTACTTCAGATGAGTCAAACCAGTATTCCGGTGCAACTTCTGCATTTTGTGGTTCCAGTTCCACCGCACTTACAGGAATACCGATGGCTTTATCCGTTGTTGATTCACGGGCACCTATGTCAGCACGGGGAATCACGCAATACTGGTCATCTTCAGTCATGAACACAATACATTTCTCGATATTTACCTTACCCCTTGTACGCTTCCAACCTTTGTCGGTATTGATGACATCTCCACCCATAAGATCCTTCTTTGTCGGATAGTCATACTCACCGATAGTAAAGTTCACAGAGACATCTCCCATTTCCTTATCACTTCGATAGGTCTGATTCGTGAGCTGGTTCTTATAGTTGGTTCGGCTGGCCTCTGCTTCCTCAAAAGTCCACGTATCCTGATGGATATTGGATACTTCTTTCAGTGTTTCTCCTTGCAAAAGAGTGTGCAAGGTCTGGCCCGTAACATCTGCAGAAATAGCACTTGTTTCGCCATACCAAAGTTTCTTGATATTTACAGCTGTGATTTTCTTTGATTCTGCCATATTATTTCACATTTAAAACTTCAAACAAAATTCTTACATTCACATAGTGACACTTTAAGGATGTGTCCTCCTCAGTACCGATTGACTCGATGGAATAATGATAGGTGGTACCATCGTAGCGTCCGGTCGCTCCGTCAAACAATTCTTGCGCCTGTTTCTCCAGCTCGTTCAGCCGGATGGTGTTGGCTTCACCTTCTTTCAAGTCAGGAACGCAAAGATTCACCTCAACGAAGGATTTCTTCCAGTACGTCCCCGGTTGCTGCTTCTTAGAGTGAATGACAATCCTTTCGGACTTCATCGCACCCGTCAGTTTCTTGCCATGAGGGACAATATCAATGCCGAAAGTCCGGCAATCACGGTAGAGTATGTTTGCTATGTCGGTAGTTACTATCATTGTACAATCTCCCAATCTTCTGCAAATACATCACTAATGGACGGAACCCATGAATCAGCACGTCCAGTATTCTCATTGTAGATAAGACACTGGCTTGTGTAGTCAATGAAACCTTTTCCTTTCAGGATAAGGTCTTTGGCTGATTGCGGAAGCGACTGCATCTTCGGAATAATTTCGCTCTCAATATGCGCTGGAACTTGCTTTATAACGAATAGTCCTTTGCCATTCCAACCTTTTCTTCGGATTGCACCTCCTTGTTTCAGGACTTCAATAGCATCACCGAAGCACATATTTTCACTTTCTTCCGACACTTCACGATACGAAGCTTCAAACGGTTCTGCTGGCGACCAGCTTTCATAACCGTCTTTGTACTTCACATGATAGCCAGCTTTATCCTTTTCGGCTTCTGATGGAACTTTGCCAGCATGCAGAAATCCTTTACTATAAGCATTACCCATTGTCATAGGTTCTGCTTCTACTTGTTTTGTTCCAATGTATTTCTTCATTTGATTTCCTCCTTTAATCGTTTCTCAGCATATATGGCTGCACCAGTCAAGACTTCATAACCTTTGGATTCAACGAAAGAAGCGTATTCAGCTTCATTCCTCAACTCCAGTCCATCATCCTGGACTGAATACTTGTTTGACTTGCGCAGCGTTCCGGTCCGGTTCTGGTAACTGCCATGCTCTATCGCATAATCGACCGCTTCCTTTCCGACCTTATCCTCAACGGCTTTCACCTCGGCATAGCCTTGCTCGAAAAAGCTATCTACATCCGAAAAATCAAACTTTACAGCCATATCTCTGAGTAACTAAAATAGTTCGTATTCTTCACCATGTAAACCTTGCCTGTTCCCCGGATATTCTCACCGTCCATACATCGGACTTCATCACCAGCCTTCAAAGAGATTTTCTTCTCACAGACCACATGGTAATTCGGTCGGTACACCTTTCCGTTCTCCGAAGTAAACTCCTTGGTCGAGTTATCATCACAACGGCATTTACATACGTCCTGCCAGCTTTCTCCACCGGTTCCGGGAATAGGCCTGCCGAACTCGTCCGTTTCCATCGGAGTAAAGACCTTAACCTGTAATGTATGCGGAGCAAATATCATAGGAATCTGACTTTAGGTTTATCTGACAGTGTGTCTTCAAGGCCATACTTCTTGCACAAGAATGAGTAGTATTCCTTCAAGCCTTTGGTGTCCCAGGACATAGAGAAACCGTTCTCGCTGATGGAAGTAGCACGAAGTAGAAGAGAGGGGATAAACTTCGCCATAGACACCGAAACAAGTCCGATGTTTGACGGGCCCATCTCATCCTCTCCGCTTACTTCTGAAGACAAACTTATCTCCAAAAGGTCAGCCTCCGACAAGTTGATGCCGAAGGTTTGAAACTTCTGTGATATGTAGTCGTTTACTGTCATGCGTTCATGGTTGACAAATCAAAGTTCACAATCAGGTTCGGGTTCGTAATCTGAGGAATCCACTCTGCAGTGTATTCCAAATAACGACCGTTCTTGTCCTTGTAACCGGAAATAAGCATATCACCGTCTGCCTGGGTGTAGTTACGTCCCGGTACGCCGTCCACTGCTTCGTACGGAGTGTGGAAACGCATATAACCGACCTTATCCTGCGGAAGCAAGGTGATACGGTCGTCTGCGTAAATCTGCACGTTCTTCCCGGTCTGGTCTTTCACGTAATCTTCCTTGATTTCAATGGCCGGAAGCCCGATGCCAGTGAATACTTGGGAAGCCAGTTGAGATGTAATCAAACCGGTTGAAAGGTACATTTCATTTCCTGTAAGCTGCATTTTGAACTTGTCACCAAACTCAGCCGACCCGATGATATTCTTCACGAAAGTTCCTCGGGACATAATCATCTTCTGGAAGTTTCCATAATCAGCTTTCAGAGCATTAATCTGCTGCTGCAAATAGGTGATGAAGTTCGTCTTCGCACCAGTATCAGGCTTAATGAACTTGAACGGCAATTCAATGTTAAGAAGGTCGACGCCTCCGGCATTGTCGTCCTTGTTCTTGACTGTTGCTTCTCCTGTCATCAGAAGTGAACCTACGATAATATCCATGCGCTTGTGAGCTGCCAAAAGTACCTGGCGGTAATCGTCATAGATGAAATTCACGATTTCCTGCATGGCTGCTACCTGGTCGGCAGGTTTAGCTGCATTGAACTTGTCAATCAAGTCCTGAAGCTCAGACAAGCGGTCAATGGAAATCTGGTAAGCATCGCCAAGATAAGCGATTTCACCATATCCTGAACCGATATTCCGGCGTTCACGGATAGGCTTCTCGCCATAACGAGAATTGATAGAACCAGCCATCACGCCAGTAACCTGACCGATGTAGTCCTTGAACACACGGGTAGTCGTTCTACGGAAATCAAGATACTGCTGCCAGTAGATTGTATCCTTACGAGTCTGAAGGACACGCTGGATAACGGCGTTTACGATATTGGGGTCGTTAAACAGAGTATGAATAGTTAGCATCATGTTTTACCTCCTTTCTTATTCGTTAAACTGGAAATGTGGCAAATTTTCTTTATCCTTTGCATGGAAAGGCATAGCCAACTTAGTAGGCTCAATCTCGAATGCACGCATAAGCAAAGCCACCAATACCGGACCTTCATCAATTTGCTTTCTCTCATACAAAGCTGAGTTAGCAACCACCTTTGGAGTAGTTCCGTTTACTGCTGTCGCTTCAAAAAGAACCGTTCCTGCATTCACTGTAGCACCAAAGTCTGCCGCCAATGTCAACTTATCGAAAGCCTTATCTGACTTGTCAATAGCGTTGATTGTAGCGCCATGGGAACCGTCACCAATGTGCATACCCACATAAGCCAAAGAGTTTTTCTTGATTTTCAATGTGGTATTGGAACCGGTGGTAAACTTTTCATAGACTTCTACACGGATAGCCACCTGAGCGGTCTTCTTCACCAAGTCGGCGGCAATCGGTGTAAAGGATGGAAGAAACGAACCAGCGACAAGGTTGGCCGTATCCAGTTTGTAAGGCCCTCTGCGTCTTACACCGGTAGAAACGTCATAGCGTTCCTCGATGGACGGTTCAGGCTCAATGTTGTACTTAAATCCTGCTGACATAAATTACTTGTTTTGTTGTTCGACAATAGATTTTGTGTCCGCCTCAATCATTTTGGCGAACTCACTTGCTTCCTTCTCCTGCTTCTGTTCGGCAGTTTCAGGAGCTTTGGAGAACTGAAACCCGTTGTTAGACATATCCTGCTTCATGTCCTTGAAATAAGTATCCAAGTCCGTGTTTTCAGGAATGTTGCGGTCTTTCAGCATAAATTCGGGAATACCATACTTCTTCGCCACTGCTGAAATCTGAGAATTGCGCTGCGCCTGCGCTTCATTTTCCTCCATTTTGGCCAGCTTGTCGGCAAACGGCTTGATACCGGCGGCGATGCCATCGGCAATCATCTTTGCGATGTCCGTTTCCTGTGGCTTTGGAGGGTCGTTTGGTTTCGGTGGTTCTGGTTTCGGATTCTCGATTGGTTTCCCGTCTTTCAGTCCATGCTTCTTCTCGTAGTTTGAAACAGCGGAAGTCTGCGCTTGTCCTGCACGGAAATCACCATAGTTTTGCATCACGTCCTGAAATGAGATACCCTCAACGATGGAGGTCACCTTCGTTTCGTCCGTTACACCCTCTGCCTTCTTTGTGGCGATACGGGTGAGTGTGGCAGTGTCCACCCCAGCGAATTTCTGTTGCAGTCCTGCCAAGATTTGTTCAAAGATTGTCATACCGTATGAGTTTGATTAATAATTTCATACGGTAAATTTACTTATAGAGAAAGGGAAGGGGAAATTTTAAGGCTAACGATACGAAACAATTAAGAGAATGTTCGTTTTTAGGCAAAAAGAAAGCGTGACTGCTAAAGCAATCACGCTAAAAAATAGCAAGTTATAATTTTATAATTAACTCTTCATTGGTCAAATCAAAATAAATATTTTGAAGTTGATGCAAAAACTTAATATCAATATCATAATGTTCCAAATAAAAACTATTCATATCAACAGTTCTAGGATATAGAGTTAATTTATCAATATAAAACGATGAACAACTATTTTCATTCTTAGGTTGCCTTTCTATAAATCCGCTTTTTATCAGAATTTCCTTAGTGAGAGGTATTGCTTCTATATTGTTGGCAGAAATCCATTTATAATCGTAAGGATACCTAGGATTATCAGTTTCTTCCAATGCCTCTTCTGCAACAGACTTTTTTTGTATGCCGACTATTGTAATAAACCTTGACGAATTATTTATATTAGCATTTACAATATTATTAATTCTTAATTCTCTAGTATCTATCATAATCACAACAAATTTATAGCTGCCAGTTCCTCTGTCAGCGCGTTAATACCTTTCTGAATCTTCTCCAATTGCTGTTTACGTGGTTTGTGTACTCCAGCAGCATAATGCCATAACTGACGTTCATTAATTCCAGTTATCCGGCTCAAAGCTGCTTTGGTAAAGATACTGCTGTAATAGTTGATGAAGGTGGCAGCATCTATCTTGAACTTCAATGTGAACTCTCCCTGCAAAATTTCCACTGAAGCGATGTTCATCTCCTTACATGACTCCAGGTAAAGTTCAACAGCTTCCTTCATGTTCTTCTCGATTTCCTTCACGTCGTTACCGACAGTAATCACCGGAGCACCTTCAATATAGGCACTAAGATTATTTCCAGCATGTTCTACAATCACTTCTACGGTTCTCATACTACCTCCTTTTTATCATTAAACAAAAGAGGCGGGGGCTATTTTAGCCCCGCTTGCCTCAGAATGTTGTAATAAGTGCCTTTCTCAACGCCTTTCTTGCCGTGGTCGGGGACAATCACTACATGGCTACCATCAGTGTAAACCATGTGACTGCCTTTCTGCCTCACGAACCAAAAGCCATTTTCAGTAAGCAGCGTTACAACGTCTTTAACTGATTTGTAGCTCATAGCGTTTAAGACTTAATTACGATGCAAATATAGTAAAATAACGAATAATTACAAAGAAGTATTCATGTTTTTACTATGATAAAGAAAATAGCGATACCTCGAAAGATACCGCTATTAAATTAGTCAATATTTTAGATTTATATCATTCTGTTTTGTATTATCCTCGTAAATATTCTGACTGGGTTGTTCTATTCTTCAGATTTGCTGCTGGAACTTTTAAGAGAGGAAAGCTGTTTCTGTTTCTCAATGTCGTTCTTCTGCTTCTCAGCCTGCTCTTCCTTGATGGCTTCAATCTCATCCAGAACTGCATCCACGTTCCCCACAAAGGTAATGGCCCGCTGTTGAGACCAGATTTCACCGTCCTTGGCCTTGATAGCTGTGTCTATCTTGTCTTTGATGTCCTCCAGTTTGTATGGCTGCATCTGCACATCCACGTCAATAGTCTCGGAGGCTTCTTCAAGGGTGGAATTCACGGAACCTAACGCAGAGACAAGAAAGTTTACCCGTCGTTGCATGAACTCGCCGACGGTTTCATTCAGGTTCTCCACATTCAGGTGGGTGGACATGAACACATAATCGAAGGTAACACCGGAAACGGCGTTTCCTGTACCCTTCAGGGAGTCAAAAGAGATTCTGGGCGTATTGGTCAGTCCGTATATCTGGCTCAGCAAGGTTTCTACCTCGAATTTGACAGTATCAGGTACCTGTGACCAGGTAAGATACTGGGCATTTGCTCCCTGTCCGGTCAGCTCGACAACACGGTTCTTGAACTCACCGGAGAAATTCTCCACGTTACCAAAAAGCATGAGGATAGGGAAGAAGTGGTAGTCGATACAGTCTGCATAGTTTGAGAGAAGCTTCTCCAGTCTTACACGGAGACTCTTTATCTTCTCACAGTACGCTTCCGGACGGTACATATAAATCACCGGCATCTTCTTGAATCCATGAGCAAATGGGCCTTTGTCGGACCAGCTGCTCGTTAGCTCCCACTGGTAAACCATATCCTTGGTAATGGTCATGAAACAGGTAATCTCTACATCTTTCAGGTCTTTTTTCTTATATTCACGGGATAGGGCTACCAAATCCCCCTGGTCATTGAAGAAAGGGTAGAGTTTGTCGCCACGGAACGGAGACCAGATGGCACTCTTCAGACGGTATTCAGGCTTAGATTTACCGAAAATTCCTGAAATCTTTCGTTTGAGCTTTGCCCAGAAGCCGTCATCCTTCACCACATACCAGTATTCGGCCACTTCCTGCTCGGCCAGCCATGCCCGGACTACTTTCTTGTTCTGGTATTTCAGCTTGTTTTTCTTGAACACCTGCTTCAATGTGGAAAGAAGGCTTTCTTCCGATTCATCCGGCTGGCAATCAAGGACCGGTTCTGTTCCAACGGTGAAGGCAGTCTGAATGTTCACGATGTCCTGCTCGATAGGAAGAGCAATCCTGTTTGGGTCAACTTCTTTCCTGACCGCCGGCTCAACATATTCTTTCCCGGTTTTCGGGTCTGTAATCCGTTTCTCAGGCTGGGTAGTGATTTTAATTTTCGGGTATTTCTCTTCATCTATCACTATCTCGTGCTTGTTCGGATTCCAGTCGTTGTAAAGAGCGTGAGCGTTTGGTTGCTCGGTCTTTCGTCCTTTTTTCAGATAGTAGATTTTTCTCTCTACTTCCGGCATAGCTAAAATTTCTTCTATAGTCATATCTCAAAGTTTAATGTCCAAATATTCCTGAAACGTCTTTGGGTTTCATGATTCTACCGAGAAGTTCTCCCAGCACATAGTAGCGTGCAGCATCTATGCCATGATTATCATGGTCTTCAGGTTCGTTGATGTAGTTTCCATCCTTATCCTTTGCCCATACATAGTTTCTGAACTCCCGTTGAAGGTTATAAGAACGCTTGGTGATGAATATTTCCATTCCCTGCATCTTGTCAATACCGGCATTGACAGAACCTTGTCCTTTCTCTACTGCGTATATTTTAATCCCTCCGTTATGAATCTCCTGAATGAGTCGCGGGTCCGCACTGTCGGCAATCACTCTCAAATTCCACGGGCGTAGCGTCTTTATAATATCCCCAGAAAGTAATCCAGTTCTATAATCCACTTCATCCAGATAAAGTGCATTGTCAATGATTCCACATCGAATAGAAGCCGATGGGTCATTGGTATAACCAAAGTCCTGTCCAATAGCCACCTTCTTGCACCACATGGGGAACTCATCCACGATACCCCATTTCTTGAACACGGCACCTTCGGCCACGTCCGCCCATCGTCCGATAACCACATGAGCGTACTTCTCCGGATTCTTCTCTTTCATTTCCTTGACTTCTCTCAGGAACTCAGGAGAAAGGTTCTCGATATTGTCGAAGTAAGTCGTATGGATATGAAGTACATTCGGATGAGTTGAGATTTGAACCTGGACGCCGTCAATCTCCACCAGCCGGTGGGTTTTCTCGATATACTTCTTGTAGATGAAGTGATTGGAGTCACAGGGATTCATGATGATGATAATCCGGTTCTGGATACCTTTCTTACGGATAGAGAGCATGATCTTGTCAAACTCTTCTTCGCTGGTCCATTCCTCAGCTTCATCACAGACAAAGGTGGTGATACCCTGAATAGACTTCAACTTTGCCGTCTGATTCCCGGAAGAAGTCTTGATACCCCGGAACATGATACGGCTGCCGGTCATCCGGTTCACGATGTCCGTTTTTGTGGTCTTGAAATACTTCGTGGTTCCGTCCAAATCTATCTTTTCCATCATTTCAGGAATAATAGACATCCCGGCAGATACCATCGTATAACGGGTGTATAGAATCTGGTGGACTATCTTCTCTGTGGGAGTCATTTCGAATGTCAGACGTTCAATGAAGGTAGAAGCGTTGAAAGACTTCCCCGAGCCACGGCCACCAGTAATGAGAATGATAAACTTCTCGCTATCGGTATATAACGGATGATATATCGCTTGGGGTACAATCATTTCAGTTTGTCTTTAATCCATGAGTCAATAGAAATTCCGTGGTCAATATCCTTTGGAATATCTGCGTCTTCGTCCTGACGGCGTTCAACCTTCCTCCATTCATCGTCGTGATGATATAGCCAGACAGACATTGCCTGAAGGTTGGGAGCCAGCTCGCTTTCACTTACCTGAAGCTCTTCTTCGCCGGTCAGGTTTCCGTCCTGGTCTTTCAGCTTTCTTACTACAGTACTCTTGGTCTTGATACCGCCCAAAGCTACAGCAAGGAACTTGGCACGTACAGCTGCAGTGATGGTCGCACGCCCGCGCGCTAATACTTCGCATAATTCAGAGTGCTCATTCTTCTTCTCACAGAACGTTTGGGGAGCCAGGCCTAACGCAAAAGCGATTTCTCTGTCCGTGAATCCCTTTTTGGCATACGTCTCCACCTGAGAGAGGAATTCCTCACTCTTGTAATCGAATTTGGGCTTTCGTCCTGTATGTTTGCTTTTTTGAGATTCACTTTTCATAATCAATCATCCGTTATTGTTACCCATATAAATGCGGCGAGAAACAGGCTTATCACCATAAATATCAATCCCTCTCTTTGAGAAATAGCTGTCTATCCTTGCCGCATATCTTTCCATTATCGACTTCGTTCTGTCTCTTATACTTCTTTGTCTGTCTGTACCAGGCCCGTATTGCCTTCCGGCGTTGTACATTATTCGTCTTGACTGTCGATACAACTGACTATATGTTTTTCTTCTGACTCGGCTTTCCTCCTAAAATTTCATGTTGTCATTCAATTCTTTCTATCTGTTCATCGAATACCTCACCCTTGATAAACTTGGAGTAGGGGTCGTAACCGAACCTTTCACAGAAGGCTGTTTTAGCTTCGAACGTGTCAAAGGAAAGCATCAGATAAGCGTCCATATCCTGGGCCTGCTTTTGGGCTGCATTCTTCACCTGCTGCTTGACTTCCTTCATGTGGGCCACCTTCTCGGCTCTTTCCATCTGCTTGGCGGCTTTCTCGGCTTCTTTCTGCTCTGTGACAGGTGCCATCATATCCTCCAAAGCATCGGAAACAGAACTTTCTTCTTCTGTCTGGAGAAGAAAATCACAGCCTATCATGTTAAGGTCGGCAGCTGTCAGGCCGGCATCCTGGTAATCAATATCTGGAACTAACCGTGCCAATGCGTCATAGTCCCATGCACCCTGCGCGTTTGGATTGTTCATCAGGATGTTTAATTCCTTTTCCTGCTTTTCGTCCACGTCAATGACATCTACACGGATTCTGTAATCGTTCTCAGGGAATTTCTGCAGCTCATCCATAATAGTTAAACGCTGATGTCCAGAAACAACGGTTAGTCCAGTCCGCTTGTTAACTACGATACCACCGACCAAACCGAACTTCTTGATTCCTCTTTTCAACGTCTTACGGGATTCATCGGAAAGTTTCCGGGGATTATAATTTGCGAAGTGAATGGCGGAACGGTTAAGTTCCACCGATTCACTCTTAATATATTTGCTTAGTTCCATATTATCCATTACTTAGAGCCATTGCACGAGAGCGGACCCTATTATACGCAGGAAGCGCTCTATTATAAAACCTATCTCTAACACCTTGTGGCATGTTCCTTATACCATAATCGGTATCACGATAATTTAATGCACGAGCTAATTCCATAACTCTCTGACCTTGAGCGTCAATTTCTGCTAATGTTTTTTTCCTTCTGACTCAGCGTTCCTCCTAAATGATTAATTTTGTTTGTTTTTGTGCTCCCAAAGTATTCTTTCTGCCATTGGAAACACCTTGTAAATCCTCTGTAAATCCTGCGGGTAGTTCTTCTCCAGCCACAACATGCAATCCAGATTAAAGCCTACTCCCGAACTGGCCTTCAGTGAATATCTGACAGGCTCCGGAAGGCTGTTCTGTTTCATGTAAGATAGAATGTCTTTCTGCGTCCAATCTGCCAGAGGATAGCACATTCCGTTGTTCTCATACCCGTTTGCTTCATAGCCTTTCAGCATCAGGCGGCGGTTCATGCCGTCAGCCTTCTTCATGCCCAGGAAAGTGTAGTAAAGTCCATATCTGAGCTGCATGGCTTTCACAACATCAGCCAACTTCAAAAGCTTCACTTTGTGGTTTGGCACGCAATACAGGCCACCGCGAAGAATGTAGGTAAGGTTCCAGTGGGGTACCTGAACAAACTCTATCTTCGGATATTTGGCTTTTACCCATCCAATCCATCTTTCGATATGCTCTAAACCTTTGACAAAGTACATGAACACGCAGACTATTCTATCAAACTTCGGGTAGATCATGTCCAGCAATACCAAAGAATCCTTACCCAGCGATAGAAACAGCAAAACCCCGTCAGTCTTCTGTCTGACGAGGTCAATATGACTGTATGTCCTTTCTTGCAGTGTCATTATCCGCCACTCATGCCAAGTCCTGTGCGGACGTTATAATACTGCTGTCTTCGGGTGATAAATCTGCCACCCTGAGAGAGACCACCATTCTCTGTAGTCAAACCTCTACGGCCACCACGGTAGCCACCAGTTGAAAATGTGCTTCTGTTTGTTCTGACTCAACGAAAATTTAAAGGGTTAAACATGCTTTTCAATAATTCTGCCAAGGTCATAAACGACCTGTGCTGCCAGATATATCTCACCCTGATAGGTGTATTCAATCAGATTGTGATTTTCATCTTCAAACAGCTCTATCTTTGCATCCTTGACTTCTACCAGTGCGCTGGCTCTGTCTTTATTGTAGCCTACAAAAAACTGGATAGCATCGTAATGCTTAGGCTGTAACACACCGTCTTTCTCGACACAATAGCCATCAGCGTCAAGCTGGCAGTATTTCTTCTGTGTTGTAGGCCTGATTTCTCTGAATTCTTGTGTTTTCTTGCCTGACAAGATTTCGTCAAAGAATTTCTGTTTGATGATAAGTGTAAGTATTTCCATAATCGTGTAAAGTTTAAAATGTTAGTTGCGGGTGATGGATTCGAACCACCGACCTTCACCAAGTCAAAGTGACGAGCTGACCTCTGCTCTAACCCGCGATGGTATCTTTATCACAAAGATACCTAATTATGAAGACAATTTTTAATAACAATTCAATACATACGAAACAATCCGCTAATTGTTTGCTAATAAATCCGGGTTGTGCTCATTGATGATGCTTTCTACTATCATTTTTGCTTGTTCTATGCCGTCTTTATACCCTCTGGCATAGCCAGTCCTTGTTGAAAGGTAGCCGGTACCATTACCCAGCCACTCGATTATTTCATGTAAGATTTCTTTTTCTTTCATAACTTGATTAATTTTAACACTCTAACATGCACTGCCCACACTGATGAAAAAAATCATTGCGTTTTAATTTAATCGATATATCGTATGCAAAAGCGTCTAATTCACCTTCATTAAAACTTTTAGTTTTCAAATATTCGTAATCTTCATCTCTTTCGATTTGTTCTTTAAAATATTCAAATCCTATTTTTTCATCTTCAAAGAAATCTACCCATATCCAATTTCTTTTATCCGTACCACAAAAAATATTTTTTAGATGGTGGTAAATCATTTTTAAAAGGTCGTTTTCCATATCCGTTCCAATTTATCCGTTTACAACTTCTGGTATCTTATAATAATCACTTTTTGACGCTCTGCCTTCTGTAACCCAACCTATACCTACCCAGCATTTAATTTCGCCGTCATGAATCACTCTGTAACTTGCATCTACAACCACCTTGGGTGGGTTCACACTAATCTTGATGCTTCTTACATCAGACGCTTTTACCGTCAACTTTTCTTTTTTCATAACCATCTTAAATTAGAATAATAAACACCATTCAATTTCGTATAATCACCGTATAGCTTTACTTTGCCTCTGTACATCATTGCAAACTTAGAACCGCCAGCGGCAGCCATCATCATAGATTCTGTTACCTTTGATTCATAACCATATTGCGTTATAAGAGGGTAAACTTGAGTTCTAAAGAAGATTTCACTATCAGTCATATCATTTACCGATTTTATAGGCAAAACGCCATTGTGGGCAAAATAAACGCCGTTTTCGACAAACGGGTGACAGTTCTTTCTACACTTAGAACCATGTGTTGCCCACCTCATGTGAATAATACATTCTTCATTTATACCTACTTTAGAAAGATGATCCAAAAATTTCTGATAGTTCATAGTCTTGTATCTATGTCTTGAAGATACAAATCCATAGCCATGATGATTAATTCTCTGAACTTTATTTAAGGTGTCCAGAGTTGGCATCTGAACACCTTTAGGTTTATATATAATGCAACACATAATTTCTGATTTTAATCGTGTGAGGCTCATGCAAGAACCTCAGCACGTGATTTGAAAAATGATTTTTCTTTTGCAGTCAAAAATGGTATTTCGTCAATCGAAGTAACCTCTGAACTCAATACGTTCTTTTTAGACCATGCAACCAATTTAGCGCAGAAGTTAACCCAGTTAGAAATCTTTTCAAAATCTGTAGAACCTTGATGCTGCCTGAACTCAATAGTATTGTGACGTGAATAAGAACAAGCATTTACTTTGAAATATCTGTTAGCATTCATTTCATCACAGATGTCAGACTTTGCAGTACACCAAGAGAAATTCTTGCCTTGAAGTGTTCTACACCACTGGCTGTTGTTTGCACGCCTTGACTTAGCCATGAAAGTATCAATCACTCTTTCTAATTTCTGATAGTTCTTGAATACATTTATATAAGCCTCGTTTGAAAGATTTGCAGCCCCGATATGAACATGTAAGCCTGTAGAGATATTCACTTGTGCATTTGCTTCATTCAAAGCTTTGCAGCATGTTTCTAGGCTTTTCATACCCTCTTTACCAGTAAGAACTGGCGATACACATTCGATAGGGTTCTCACCTCTGATAGAAGAATCAGATACGAACTTGTAGTAGTGGTTGTTGTCAACGTGATTATAACCCTCATACTGAAAAGGCATTTCGTTTCTTGTTGCACTTTCTCTCATAAGGCTTGCAGCTACCAGGCATTCAATCTCTACGCCAAAGGTAAACTTATGAACCTCTCTGACTGGTTTAGGCAGTTCTGAAAGAAGAAGTTCAACCTCATACTTTCTCAAACCTAACTTGATAAAAGCCTCTTTCTTTGCAGCCTTAGAACCTTTCATGTTCTTAATGTCTTGGATTTCTTCGTTCAATGTCTTCATAATCGTGTGTATTGAAAATTAATAATCGTGTGTAATTGCAGGGCTTTCGCCCTGCTGGTTAAACTTAGAACTTCTCAATCTTTAGATTTTCATTAATTATAAACTGGCGACCACATTCACAGATTACGTAGGTGTCAGTGATGCGTTTTATTTTTCGTACTACATCATCATGTGTTATGTAGCTACCGTTTTTCAAATCACCTGAAATTCTATATCTAACGCCTATTATTACATCTTCTATTTTCATAATCTTCAATATTGTGCAGCCCCGAAGGGCTGCTGGTTAAACTTATTTGTATAAATCTCTAAAATCAAGTTCTACAACTTTGTGATACTTGTTTATATCATACAGACCGGTTGCGCAACCCATTGCAGAAGCAAGTCTTACAACTTCTTCTAAAGCTATCATCACGTCTGAACTTGCGTCAATTGATTCATTCTTAGCTTTTTCGTACTCACGTGTATTAGACGTTGTCACTTGAACCTTTTCAGCTTCTTGTACTCTTTTAAGAGATTCATTAATTAATCTTACCTGAGTCTTAATCTCTTTGATGTAATCACTACTAATTGTCTTCATAATCGTATGCGTTTAAATCGTTATTCAAATTATATTTTGATTTTCTGATTGCAAATATCAAACTTTATTTTGAATAAACAAAGTTTTTATCAGAAATTTTTCAAATTATTTTTTGATATTATTCTTTTGTGTATCTATGTATAATTTGAAAAATGTTCCTATATTTGCATCAAACTATAATTTGAATAATATGCTTAGAGTACAAGAAATCTGTAAGGAGCAAGGAATAACCATGCAGGATTTGGCGAAAAAGATGGGAGTAACTTACCAAGCTTTATATGCTGCTGTTTCCGGGAATCCGACCATTGGAAAGTTAGGAGATATAGCTAAAGCACTGGGGATTAATGTCGTTGATTTGTTTGAAGGAAATTCACAAGATTTCGAAGTGAACGGTTATGTGAAAGTAAAAGGAACTCTTTATGAGGTTCACTCATTTGAGGATTTAAAGAAGTTATTGGAGTTAAATGTTTAACAAACAAAAGAATATAGCATTATGAAAAAAATTTTATTTATGATGGCTGTTCTATTTTTAGCAAATACAGCCAATGCACAAACTAACAAACAAGAAGAATCATCCAAAAGCGAAACGGTTCAATTACTGCAAAAAGATGGTGTACTTTTGCGCAAAGACTTTTACGACATAGGGAAAGTAGGAGGTGTAACATTCCAGAATATTATTATAACTGACATGTCAACAGGAGAAAAGACAGGAGCTTTACGTCTTGAAACATATTATTATTCATCTTCTTTAGGAACTGATACTTATATTGGAACCCTTGATTTTGACGAACTTGAAGGCTGTATAAAATCTTTAACATATATAAAAGACAATGTGATTACTTCATTACCTGAAACTTATACTGAATGTGAGTATAAAACTAAAGATGGTGTAAGCTTAGGGGCTTATGTCAGAACAACTAAAAAAGAAAGAGATTGGCGTATATACATTCAAACTCGTAGTTATACAAATCGCTCTCAAGAATTTTTGAGTCCTGATAAATTAGTAGAAGTTATATCACTATTAAATAAATCATTAGAGAATCTAAAAGCTCATTTATAATAAACACGAAGCCGGAAGCATAACGCTCCGGCTTTTTACTTGATTAGTCCTTTGTTTTTCAACCTTTCTATAATTTGGTTGTAAAGATACTCTATATCTTGCCGGAAATCCTTATACTGCTGGTAGATAAAGGAAACATCTGCAATATTGTTTGATATTACACATGGGGAGACATCAGGGAACACGCCGGAAATTTCTGCCCGGATACCGTTCGGCAGCCGTCCGCCGGCAAGCACACTGGGGGCGAACAAGAACAACACGATAAAGAGGAACTTCTTTCGCTGGGTGACGCTATCTGGATTGGGAGGACAGGCCATTCCAGAGAGAATCTCCTTAAACCATTCATAAATCTCCGGAATGAGAGAAAAATCGGTCAGGATGGGGGAGGATAACTCCTGCTCACGTTCAGATAACCTTGATTTCTGTTCACGTATTGATTTCAACTCCACGATTGATGAAAATTCTTTTGTCATAGCACGATTTATTTAGTTGGAAATTCTTATATTTGCATCAAAATCGTGTGGGGGAGTTGGCTTCTAATCGTGTGGGCTGGCTCCCTTTTTTATTTTATGCCAAGTGATATGCGTTCAGGATGGCGAAAGCGTAGATGATAACCGTAACCAGACTGTCCAGGAACACCGCCCATGCTCCCAGCTTTTGGATCTGGCTGAAGCTCATGGCCAGGACAACAAGGAAACACACCCACTGGCTTGAAAACAATCCCATCCCCAGCAATAAAAGTCCGATGGTATCCATGAAGAATGCAACATGAAGCCACGGATGCGCCATCAGATACCATCTTTTTGATGTCTTATCCAGCTTCTGAAAGACTTTTGCATGCCGATATAAGGATTTACATCTGAACAGCTTCACAAGCTCGTACAGGGCTTGTATGATGATTAAAGCGTAGAATGCGTGTTTCATGGTCAGTAGTTTTTATCTCCGTGCTTGTACGGACGAAGTTCATTGTATTTCATTTTCTGCTTGATGTGCCAGAAGATGTCGATATTTCTATCCCGGCAGAAAGCGAATATCTCATTCAGGAGGATAAATGGTTCATCCCGGTAGAAGTTGTCGGTAACATAGGTACAGATTCTAAACATGGACTCCGTGAAGCTTATATCGGAATAATCTTCCGTATCGCTTTCTTCGTAGTCGAAGCTATCCAAATCATATCCTCTCAATCCGGCCAAATCCAACATACGGATACAAGCATCGGCAAGTTCATCCTCCACGCTGTCTTTGATTCCATGCTTGAAAGCGTACATAAATTCCCCTTCATCCCGTTTCCTCTGTTTCATATAATACTCAAAATTAACCCGGTTGGCATGTTTCCCTTTTCGGTCCGCTTCTACCGCTTCCATAAGTTCGGATCATTAGTGTCCACTAAAAAATCATAAGAGTACTTTGAAATTGTTGAAATTCAATTTGTTATAGCCGATTTTGGTGC